TTTCCACAGTAAACGCCCTAGTTTTTCTAGTGTTTCTGTGTTGTTCGGCCAGCCAACAGAAATAGCGCTAGGAAACCATTCCTGGCATTTAGTGGCAGGGTCAAACGGTGCAAGGGTTGTGGTGGGTTGTGTCGAAGTAGTCGTACTGGTGCTGGTCGTTGTGGCCGTTAATTCTTCGGCCCTGTCTTGCAGCTGCTGTGGCGACAGATCGCCCAGGGTGATTGTTGCCGGTACTTCAACAAACGTTTGGGGTGGTGTCTCCTTTTGGAACGCCACCGCCATTGCGGCACACATCAGGTAGGTAAACAGGCCTAAGCCTAAAACACGCTTCACATTCATTTTGGTTTGTCCTTCAGTCGGGGTCAGGTCGGGGTATGTCTACCGATTCGGTAGTGCTATGTCAAGGATTAGACTACCAAAGCAGGAAAAACCTTGATGGCGTCTAGGGTTGCATGGGTGTACGTGTCCCCTGGTACATACTGCAAATGCCATGGTTCAAAGTTCGGGTTTTTGGAGTCTGCGACAGCCCATGTGAAACCGTATTTCAGGGCTTCACAAGTCATGAATCCGTCGCCCAGTAGCCAGTTGAGTAGGGCTGAACCTTCATAGCAGTTGGCGGCGTCTATGGCGAGTCCCCAGCCGTGATCTGAGTTGCCTGGTGTGGCGCATGGTGCTTTGCCTGGCTTCAAGTAGTACACCTTGCCTTGCCAAATACGGGTTACTTGCGGTACACGGCCCATGTCTTTTGTCGAATAGCGGTCATTGAACAGGGCTAGTTGTTGGCTGTAACTGCGGTAAGCACCAACCTGGTTAAGTGTTAACCCGTTGAAATATGCTGCAAGCTGCAAACAGTTCCATGCTGTAGCGGCGTGTTGTTCTAGTAGCCCAGACGGTTTTTGAATGGTACGCAAAACGGTGGTTGACACATACCCGTTTTTTTGTCCTGTCAAATCGGTTGGCATGATGATTGGCAAGACTGGGTATGTGGTCATTAGAAGTCACCTTCAGGTTGCAGTATTCGAATGGTCACTGTGCCGGTGGCTGTGACGCCATACAAAGCGTTTCGTGGTGGTAAAACCATTGTTGAAGTGACGTCTTTTTTGGTTACTAAACCTGTTGTGGTGGTGACTGTTGAACCGCCAATGTGAATATCTGAACCGACTGGTTCAAAGTAAATGGTGCGTGTTGCTGTGGCTGTGGCTGCAATGAGCAGTGTTGGGCTGGTGGTCACGGTGACAACTGAGGCGATCATTGTGAGTTTTTCTTTTTAATGATGGGTTCGACTGGTTTGTTAGTCAGGGCGGCCATGCCGTTACCGACGCTGTAGCCCACAATCATTGTGATGATTGGTAACCCTTGATCTTGATCTATTGCGCCGACTGCGATGAGTACGGTCATGCAAATGAGGCCGACTAGGGCTATTAGGGCTTTTGATGGGTTGAATGTCATGCCCATATCCATATCCATACGGCGACAAATAGACCTGTCAGTATCGCCAGCGTTTTCATGCGTTAGGTGGGTTGTTGATGTTGTAAACGCATTCTGTAACCCATGCTTTGTATTCTTCGTCGGTCATGGTGCGTTCAATATCGCCAACTTGAATAAATACTGCGTCTTGTGGGTATAAGGCTTTATATTCGTCAATAGTCATTATGAATACCTGTATCCGTAAACATATATTTTGCCGCCTGTCATTGTGCCTGCTAAAGGTCTGATTGTCAAAGTGCTAAATGAAGCTGCGTTTGCTTGTGTACCCGCCAACCAGCCTGAATAACCATTACCGTAATAGTTACCTGCAATAGAAGTTGAAGTAGTTAACCAAGGGTTTGCAACATCAAAAGTGCTTACCTGTTCACCTAAAATTGTTTCAACACCACCAATAAAAAGGTTTGCACCGTTATTGCGTCGGTTTACGCCAGTGGCTGCACCGTTATAATTATCAAAATATGCTGAACCATAATAACCTGTCACCGTTGCACCAAAATTGACAAGTAGGTCACTTGCTACTGAAGTTTTGACGCCTTCAACAACAACACGGTAATTGTCGTAGTCAGACGAGAACACGGTGCCAGTCGTAACTGTTGCCACGGCTGAACCAATGTTGGTCGTAGAAACAAGCCACATGCCTATTTTGTTTAATTGTGAAGCGTAGAGGATTTCGGCGTCTACAAAATTTGGTGGGGTTGCCATTTATAGGTTCCTTTTCATTTGTTTACCAACCTAAATAGTTTTCGCCTAGAACACCCATTGGGGTGCCTATCACAAACATATCGTAATAAGCGAATGGGCTGGCGTAAACCGTAAAGGTGGTTCGTTCGGGTGTTAGGTCAATATGCACGCCTTCAAGGCGTATCAGTTCGGTTGTTTCGACTGAAGCACCAGGCACCAAATAATTCATCTCATAAGTAAAAGCACCTTGAGTTTTATATAAGTCAAGCCATGTGGCCATCAAAGCATTGTTGTTTGATAAGTCATCAAAACTAAAAACGTATCTTTGGGTGGTGGGGTCGCCCTGATACAAAGCCCGCATACGGGCCAGCATTTGAGCAGTTACCGCCCCAACATTATTGCTAGTCACATTTTCTGAATATTTGCCGTAAACGTTGGCACTTACGTTATTTGTGTAAGTACTTGTGCCTGCCCCATAGTTCACTTCCACATTGTTGATCATTGACTGACCGGCACGGATACGGTCAAAGGTTTGGTAACCCAACACGCTGGCAGATGGTGTGCGACCAAATTCTGCGTGGGTAGCCATGACTAAAATTCGACGTGGGTTCAGTTGGAATGTTTGCCCAAACATGGCGCAACTGCCGTTTTCGGTTATTTGGCTGATTTGAATAAAATTAACGCAGGAATCGGTCACCAAATAAGCGGCGCCGTTACTGTCACCGACTGTTGAACCAACAGACATGTCTGGCGGTAACGGCCCACCTAAAGCATTGGCTAAACGGGCGACCTGTTGGCATGTAGAAGTTGACGGTATAAGGGTGCTATTGCCCAGCACACGAGCTGCACGGGCCAGCCAGTCAATACAAGTAATGGTGGCAGTCGACAAACCCACATTGCCTGGGTAATCCGTGAATTGGATTTCGTCTACCCAATACTTTTGGTTCCAAACTTTGGTGCCACCTTCCATGTAATACAGGTCTACACGGTCATTCAAAGTAAAGGCGGCGGCTTCGTTTGCCTGGTTTTTAATGGTGATGGTTAGAGCTGCACCCGAAAAATAGTCTTTGTATGACTGGCGCAAGTACATGTAATTGGCTGACAGAACGCTGGTTGTAAAAATTGTGTTTGTGGTGTCGTTTTTGAATACCCACGGTATTTTTGCCATTACATGCCCCTGGTGTTAAGCGGCACGTTTCCGTTGAGGCGCACATACTTTTGTAGTGCTCTAACAACTTCTTGTGGGTTGGCGCTAGTCACGTTCACATTTATTGTGTTGCCACCTACACCGCCACCGGCACGGTTCAACGGTATAACGGCTTCAGGGCCCCGTTCGCCAATAAGCGCAAGGGTTGGGCCCGTTACGATTCCCCCGTCACCTAGCACGGGTATTTTGGGGCCATCAAAGGTTTTGCCACCTAGACCCAATGGCACCCAGTCTGGTACCTCAAAGTGCAGGGCGCCTACTGTTCCGTTCCACAGTTCGGCTATGCCATTAAAGACTGTTTTGAACGGTTGATATATCGAGTCGGCAATGCTTTTAAAGATTTCTACGGTGTAACTCAAAATGGTTTTGAAAATGCCCACTAGTTCATCTTTAAATTTGACTACGGCAACAATGGCTAATCCGAATGGGCCAGCAAGAATGGCGAGCAGTAACGGCCAGTTGTTGACAACCCAACCAAACCCTTCTTTAATTTTGTTCCACAAGAATTCAGCAGAGATTTTGACGCCTTCAATGGCGTCACTTACAAACCCGAATTTTTGTTCAAGCACAATAATGGCGGCAATGATTGCCAAAATAACACCAACGCCCAATGCCGTATATAGGGCATACGTTGAAATGGTCATGATTGCTTGTGCCGCCGCAACAATGGCTGTGACAGCGGCGTAAGCGGCCATTGCACCGTTAGTAATCAAAATGACTGCACCAATACCTGCGATAGCGGTACCGATAGCCACAATCTTGCCCGTGTTCTTTGACGCCCAATCTGAGATCGACACAAACGCTGGCATGAGTTCTTCAACAATTGGCAGGACTGCTTCACCGATGGATTCTTTAACTTCTTCCATTCGGATTTTAAGGCCTTCCATGCGGCCCGCCGTTGTGTCTGCAGCTGCGGCGGCTTGACCACCAAAGGTTTCACTTAACGCCTTGAAAACTTCGCCAGTTGAGGCGCCGTCTTCAATCAGGGTTGCTAACGCTGGGTCAAGTTTTTTCAGTGGCCCTAAAGTGCCGTTAAACGCTTTACCTAACGCTTCAGAGACAGCGCCTAGGTCTTTGCCTGTACCGGCTGAAATGTCTAGTGCCAGGTTCAAAAGGGTTTGTGCTTGTACCACATCGCCTGTAGCCCTTACCAGATTGCCTAGGGCAGGTCGCAATTGGTCATCGGCAACAGATACTGCAAACGAAGTTTTGGTAATAAAATCTTCAATAGAATCAACTTGTTTGTCGGTTGCACCAGTGACATTTTGAAGCGTTGTCGCTAAAGCCGTAGCAGATTTTTCATCTTCGGCAAACGCTTTAACGGCGTCAAATGCCGCATAAGCCAAAACACCTACTGCGGCAGCTGCAGGCACAGCAGCTTTTTGTAAAACAAACTGTGCTTTTTGTCCTGCGGTTTCTAGTTTCTGAAATTCTCTAACTGCCTTGTCAATGCCTTTGGCGTTAAATTCTGAAACTATCGGAATGGAAATAGCCATCAAATCACCTTCATGTTTCGGTTGACGCTACGCATGATTTCTTCAATCAACTTTCGCATGTTTGCTTGTAGTTCGTCATCGGCACGTTCGTATGACTTCCACATGACACGGCTAGGGCTACCAAACCTGGCACCTAGAACCGTAATCATTTGCTCGCCTCGCTGTGTTTTGGCACGGCCTGATAAGTCGAATAGTGCGGCGCTTTTACTATTCCATTTCAAACCAAAAGTGTTGGCTTTGGATTTCTTACCCGATACCCACGGTTTAATCAGTTTGGCTTGTTTGGCACCATCCCACGGCAACAGGCTTGTTGGGTCAGGTGCGGCTTTGCTGTATAAATCTCTTTGAGTACCACGGCCCACAAGGCGTGAAGTCTGCCCTTTGGCTTCGGCTTTGGCTTGACCACCAACGTTGTATTGGCGTTTCCAACCTGACATTGGGGCTGTCGTTGGCAGGTGTGCTTGTGCGTCTTTAACAATGGGTTCAACGATGGCCGCATACTGCTTAGTGATTTCACGGCGGTAGGTCTTGTCAACACCGTTTAGATAGGCCAGCGCTTCTTTAACACCAGTCACTTCTATTGTTGCGCTAACGCCCATGGTTATTTTCGGCTTTCGTTGATGACCTTAATGACCGTCGCTAGGTCGTTGTTGTCAAACTCTACTTGCTGAGGCCAGTACCCTGTCGCTACTAAAACTTGTGCTAGTGCGTATCGGTAGGTACTGGCAAAGTAGGGCGGTCAGGTTCGTTGCTCACTACTTCAAGCACCACCAGTTTTTTGATGAAGTCATCTAGAACCACCGGCACAACAACATTGTTTTGTTGGCATGCCTGGTGGGCTAGATACGCCAGGTCTTCAATACCGATACCGCTGGCCATATCTGAAGCCTTACGCTTGAATTTGCGTTCCCACGAAACAATGGTGAAAAGGTTGGTGCTTACTTCTACAGGGCCTTCGCCCTGGTCGACTCTAAGTGTTAGTTGCATGTCGGGCCTTTGCTGTTGTAGTTGCTAAATCAGGAAGTGACGGTGGTTAATACGCCACCTTGAAAAGTAATTGAAATGGTGCTGAGTTCGCCCATGCTTGCGTCAATCACTGGTAATTCAGCCAGGAAACAACCCACTAATTCGAATCGGGGTTCCGTCGGGCTGGCCGTGGTCAAGCCTGCAACAGTGTTTGAAACCTTGACTGTGGTGGTGGTGCCGACAAGGCTTGAAAGCGTAGCGAAAGTTTCACTAGCTGCATAACTCATGTATAAGTCTAGCGTGATTTCCTGGTCAAAAAGGCCTGCAGTGTAGACCCTTGAAGTAGAACCAAACGAGGTTGATTCCAAAGCGTTCACACGGTTGGTGACCGTGGCCGCAGTGCACTGGTCAGTCAACGAAACGCTGTTGACCATTACGCCTGGGTTTGAAAGGTATGTCGAAGTTGCCATGGGTTAATCCTTCTTTGTGTGTGCTTTAGTTTTAGCAGATTTTGGGGCTGGGCTGTCGCTAGGTACTTCATCAGATTTGATGAAACCGTGCTTCAGTAACGCTTCAATGTTGGTACCTGCACCTGGCACAAATTCTGCGCCTACTGTGCCAATACGTTCACTAATGATTGTGTATTTCATTTTCAACCTGTCTGTGCTTGTACGTCAATGGATAGGTCATAAGCGGCAAAAGTCTGGCCACCAATCGGCACATAGCCAGGGCGCCCAGATTTCACTGCCACATTCTTTGCTAGCACCTGCGCACACATGCTTAAAACGTTGCGTAAGCCGTCAAGATTGCCTGGCCCTAGTGTCACTACTTTTACCGAAAAATTCATGGTGACGATGTTGTAGTTAAAGGCGTCAAAACTGGGGGCGTCAATGAACACGCACGGCGGGTTGATCTTCTCAGGGTCAAACACCACACGCATGCCAGTGATCGTTGCCAGCGTTGTCGCAAGGTCATCTATGGCTTCATTGAACAGGTCGGTGTATGCCATTACGCAACCGCAGGCCGTGGGATACCGGCAAGTTGTTTGATCAGTGGTGACAGTCCCGAAACTGCAGCTGTGCCCATATCGCTAAAACTAGCGAACTGGTCAATAGCACCGCGCTGTCGATATATGGAACCGCCCATCATGATCGTGGCCAATTCGACATCACCGCTGGGGGCGCTGCTTAAAGAGTCCGTATAGCCGCTTTCTTGCCTGCGACGATAAATAAAATTGTTGGCGCTTGTCGCACACTGCGCAAGAAATGCTGTTTCATCAACGCTTGCCAAAGCGATACCCAACCATGTACCAATCTGGGTGCCTGTAATCCATGTGCATGTCTGCGTGTACTGCAGGGTGCCACCAGTGACAGCGCCACGGGTAATGTCATCGCCTGCTTCATAGAACATGACCTGGTTAGGTATTGACCAGTTGTAATCAAAAAGCAAGTCGCCTTGTGAGTCAACACCAATAAAGTAGTACTCAGGTAATGCGTAGACGGTGTAACTGCCGTTGGGTGGGTCAGTCAATCCTGCAATGGTGACAGGTTGCCCAATCGCCACGTCAGGTTCAGTCAGCGTTTGGACAACCACATAGTCATCCAACCGCTGCTTGAAAGTTATTTGGTATGTAGCCATAGGCGGCTAACCGCCTTTCGGAATCAGGCCTGGGTGATCTTGCGAATCATGCTTGAGTTAGCAGCAAAGACTGCGGCGTAACCGTACATTGACATGGTGCGTGAAACCGTGGTGGGGTTTTCAACCGAAAGCAAGCCCTGATCCTGGCGATATATCTCATAAGCATTGGCATTGAAAATGACCATGGTCTTAGCGGCGAAATTCTTGTCAACAATGATCTGCAACCCAAGTGGGTTTGAACCTTGCCATGAAGTTGCGTCACCCTTACCGATGGTGTTGAAACCGTTCAAGCCACCGCCCGTGTAACCAAAAATCGGTCGGTTCGTTGAGTCGACAAGCTGCATCATCAATCCCCAGGTGGCTGGGTCTACTGCGATATGGGTTGGCAAGTAGTTCGTGGCGGCAACCGTGGTGACTGCGCAGTCGTAGATTGACTTCAGCAAGTCGGTGACTGACAAGTCCCAAACACCATCGCTGGTTGCGCTTGACACAAGGGTGTCACATGCGTAGTTGTCGATAGCAAGCAAGTACTGGCCTGCAAGGTCTTGCATGATGATTGCCATAGCGGCGGGGTCACTGAACGCCACCGTCTGATATGACAACGTGGTGCTGCCAGCGAAAGTTTTTTTGGTGACGGTGTTGGCGGCAATCACGCTGGTGGTTGCCGATACTGCGTCAAACTGTGCTGACTGTTCTGCGACTGACGGGTGGGTTGTCCAAGTCGGGCGAATGAACGTTGCGCCTGCGCCACCGCCAGGCATTGCCCTTGTCCCCACGGCTGTCAAAAGCGGAGAAATGTAGTTAATGTCAGCAAACACTGGGCCGAGAATCGGCACGGGAATTACACCAGGCACATTGGAAGTTGCAACGTCGCCAGCGGCAGCTGCGATATCTGACTGGTGGTAACTGCGGTAGTCGTTCCAAACCTTTTGTGCATTGGCGGCTTCAACGCCACCCTTGTGCATTGCGGCCACGAATTCTGCAGCGTTCGGCAGGCGTGGTTCACGCTTTGCCTGGGCAAAAATTGGTGCCGTGGGAATTGCGACTTCTTCAACAACTGCGGGGCTGGTTTCCATTTTTGGTTCTTCCTTTGGTGTTTCGACTTGTGGCGCTTCCGCCGCTACTTGACTGATCGTAGCACCAGCAAAAGCAGGCGTGGGGACAAGGGATAACTCAACCCAGTCCGCAGCCAAAATGGTCATGTTGCCTTGATCGTCATACTTAAATTCTGTGGGGTTGACACCAACCGAAACGCTGTCAATAACACCGTCACTGGCAAGCACTAGGGCTTCATCACCGGCACGGGTGTTAGAAACTTTGGCTGTGAAATACATGGCTTCAGGGCTGTCTACACGTTCTGAAACTAAACCAACCGCTTGCGTTGAGTCGTGGTACATGTACAACCGTGGTGCTTTACCGTCAACGGGCAATGAACCTGGCGCAAACTGTACGGTGGTGCCATCGCTGACAGTTGCAAAAGTGTTGTACGGCACCGCAATACCTGTAATGGTGCGGCGTTCTTCACCGTCTGGGCCTGCAGCTTCTAAAGCAAATGTGTTTGAAGTAAATCGAATCATGCCAAATCTTCCTGTGTGTTTTCTTGTGTTTCTGTTTCTTGTACGGGTTGCATGTTTGACATGCCTTCTTCTTGCGTTTCTAAAAAGTCGTCGGTGTCCCAACAAACATAGGTGCCACGGGGCAACTGTTGAGACAGGGCGGCCACAATTGCTTCGGCGTACATTGACAACCCGAAAGTCCATAGGTCAGATTTAGCGCCAGCACTGTTTGTGTAAGCATACGAACCAGTAGAAATACCCAACAAATACGGGGGTACATTGCACAAATTGGCGATCTCTTTACTTTGATATTCGGCGGCGTCAATCAACAACATTTTGTCGGGTGTTGCCGTGGTTTCTGTGTACGTCAAAAATTCGTTTAATGCAGCAGTTTGATTTGTCATTCTTGCTTGATTAAACGATTCAGCCAATGCTGCAAGTTCAGAACTTGACAAGGGCTCGCCGCCAACCTGGCGCAAAACGCCCGCAGGAATCGCCGAAGAACTATTGCGCAGCCGTGCATCTTCTAGTTTCAGTGAAGTCGCAATGGTTGTTTCAGACATATACAACATGCCTTGTGTTGGGCTGAAAATCTGCACAACATCTTTGGGGTCAATGGCGCCACCATTAAAAAAGATTTCTTTGGACTTACCGAACCACACGGGCGGGTTGGCGTCGGGCGTCGTAATTGAACCTTGCGGTAGACGGGTGGCGCTGGCCATGTAACCGTCTTTGGTGCGACTGGTGATGTAGAGCATGCTTCGACCGAAGAAAAAAAGGTCATCAAAAACCCATGGCCACAAGAAATTGTTGGGCATTTCGGGGTCTAATTGGCGTAGCCAGGAACGAGGCGCCAACGGCACTTCTTCCATTTCGCCTTCTTCTTCATTCCAAACTTCGGTATACATTTTTAGTTTCATGCTGGCAAGCACTGAAGCCATCAGGTCACGGGAACGGGAAATGGCAGGCACGGACATGGCACGGTTGCGCATAACGCCAGCCTGGTAAGACCACCAATCACCAATCAGGTTTGGGCCTGCGACTTGTGAAGAATAGTAAGCACCACCAACTGCAGCTGCTTGCACAGACGGTTCAGGTTGGGGCGAAATCTGCGCCTTATTCACTTTGTTAGTGCTAAATAATCCCATGGTGTTTTCCTATCGGGGGTGTCCCTGCCCTGCCCGACGCAGGACAGGGACTACTGAAACATTAGCGTGGTAGGGCTTTACGGTGTCGTAGATACAGCAAACATGGGTTTGCCAACAACCTTTGGCCGTGATGATTCGGCTATCGCCCACGCCATGCACCGGCACAGTTCAATTGGGCCAGGCGATTTTTGAGAACTAAGAACGACACCGCCACCAGTTTTAGTAAGCACTGCACGGTTGACATGTTCGGCTAGTGCCAGTTCGCCACGGTGCCTAACTTTGCCTTCAACAATCATCTTTTGAATCAGGCCCGAATACTTCAACAGTTCGCCGTAACCAATGATGCTACTTCGACGTTCCAAACTTGTCGGCAAATGCAAATGCAACGCTGGCGTGATCACCAGACGGGTAGCCGTGTCTGCCATGACCCGTTCTATTTCTTCCCACATTTGATCTTCGGTATCCACCATGAATTCAACACAGACATGCGCTTTGGACTCAAGAACGGTTGACCTGACACCTACATACCGCCCGTCTGTTAGGTCAGTGTCAACAGCCAACACGCCACCAGGTGGCATAGCAATATCGGTTTTTTGTTTGTCCCACACGCCAGGCTGCAACCATGCGCCACGGGCCGACACCCACATGTTCAAGTGCGCCCTTAGAAAACTGTCCTTTTTGCTGACAGCCCTAAGCGCTTCGACTGTCACTGTCTGACCCATCGCAGGGTTTGCCATTACCCAGTTGCTTTCTAATCGGGGGTCACTGCCAGGCGCCATGCTGTATTCCGCAAAATAGACGTTGCCGGTACTGCCGTTGTCAATCTCACTAATGGCCTGTTCCCGAAACTGAATCATGGCCGCGCTTGACTCATCGCCAGCAGTCGACCACATAGACAACAACGGATTACTTCTAGCAATCTGACTAGGCCGTAACGCTTCATCAACCACAGCCGCCGAAATGTTCCACAATTCGTCAATAACAATCAGGTCATACGACCCACCATGCAAGTTTGGTGTAGCAGCTCTAACTTCCCACGTAGAACCATCAGGCATTTTGATCGACTTACGACCCATAGCGTTTGCTGCTTTGCCCCCAAATTTGTCCACAAGGATTGGGGCAATAAACCCAAATATTGCTTCGGCACGATCAAGTTTGTTAGCCACAGACAACACGGCCTGCGGCTTGCCACGCATAACAGCAAGGTCAGTAATCCACCAACCAATCAACGCTTGCAACGCAACCGACTTACCCTGCTGACGTGCAGTCGACACAAGTGCTTCACGAAACTGCAGATTGCCTGAACCGTCATGACACAGTTGGCCGTTCAAAACATGGCGTTGCCAATCCATCAAACTTAAAGACATGTGATCAGTAGCCCACTGGGAAATCCCCTCCCCAAAACTGTGCTGGTTCAAGCCAACCGTTTCAAGTCTGGGCAAATGCTGATTAGTCGCCGCTAGTTCGGGCTGGTTCTCGCCAGTTTCCCCCAAAATGTTTTTGTCGGAAGGGGTCGGGGGCAGGGCTGGGGTGTCAAAAAAATGGTTTACGGCTTCGTTGCGTTTTTGTATCTTTAGGGCGTCACGCTTCGATTTATAAACCGCCCCACGTTTGCCATTACAACGCCTGCACGCTGGGACTAAGTTGCTTAGGTCATCGCTACCGCCACGGTCGTACTCAATGAGATGGTCAGCCTGCATGGGATTGTCTTTGGTTGCGTACTTGCCGCACCAGTGGCATGGTGGGTTGTTGGCTAGTAGGGCTTGTCTGTTGCGCCTGTAGTTGAGGTCATCGGTTGTGTGTTGTCTGGGCATTGTCGGGTCTCCTTTGTACTGATGTTAGAGCAAGGTCAAGGTCAAGGGATACTGACGCCCAAAGCGGAAGGGCGCCGCTTCGGTTGTCCTCGTACTACATGACAGGGTTGGGTGGTTTGTGTCCCCCACAATTTGGGCAAGTAGCCACAGGGTGCCGGTCTATTTTTGTTCGGTGGACAACCTTCGCCATTTGTGCCGTTTGGAAACGCTGTTCGCCCACATCGGTGCATGGGCGTCTACCCAGGTTCCCCTGTTTACGGCCCGCCACCTACAAACGTGGTACACCCATGCGACTAATGAAATTGTGTTGGGACTGTATCAGGTCTGTGGGTCAGGCATTTCTACTGACTGTAACGGTGTCCATTGACCATTCAAAAGTACTTCGGCATGGGTAATGGTTTCAACGGGCATGAACTGGCCGTTAATAGTTAAGTATTCGACGTGTTCGCCGTTTGATATAGCGATAGCAAACACTGGGTGACCGAAACGGTATTTGGTGCCTTTAGTCCATATGCGTATCGGGTTGATGGGCTGGTGAAATTCAGTTGCCATTGTCGGGTCTCCTGGCTAGTCGGGTTGATATGTCGTTGATGTCTTTAGGGCGCCACACGTGTACTTCACAGCCTGCAGCAGTCAAGGTTTCTAGCCATGTCGACTGCAGTTTGGAAAGTCTGCCGGTATCGCTTTTGAGTTCTGCGAACAGTACACCACGGGTGGAATGGGCTAACACTAAGTCTGGGAATCCTGCATGGCCTTGTAACGGTGTTTTCCACACCCCAGGGCGGATTTCCACAGCACGGGTGTGCATAACTAGCCAGCCGTGCAGTTTGGCAAGCATGATCACGCTGTTCTGAAAGGTTGATTCTTTCATGGCACTAGAACTGTGGCTAGTTGTTCCATTGGGCGCATGTCTCGCAGCTGCACACGGTAACTGGTGTACTTCATTGTCGTACCGTCACGCCATGCCTGCCCTGCTTCGACTTTGCCACATGCTTTGACTTCATCAGGGAACAGCCAACCGACCAGATAGGCGGTATCTACTGACGTGTGCAATTTCGGTTTGTCTGCGTCTTTTTTGAGCCACACAAACACCATGATTGACCCGTACTGATGATCTAGCGATGATTCTTTGACTGACACGGTGCCTTCAGGGAACGGCCAGTAATGGGTGCATGTGTGCTTGACATCTAACGCAATGTTGCCCACGGTTATGTCACGGTCATACAGGCCTGAGTTCCACACGGGATTGGCGCCAATATCTGTTAGCCAGGCGACAGTTTGTAGTTCGGCTAAAGCGCCTAAACCGTAATGGCCGATATGCACAATGCCGTTGCCTTGTGCTTCGTTGACTTGTGCCTGGGTTAGTTCTGTGTCGACATGGGTCATTTCAAATGTCGGGTATTTCATGCCTTTTTGCCTTTTAGTTCTTCAATCAAACGGCTGGCTTCGGCTTTTGTGTCAGGCGCAGGGCCTTGATGATCTAACGCCCGTAGAAGGTTCATTTGTGCGGTTGTGGGCGCATTGCCTGCATTTGCGCCTAGCGTGGCTGTACGGGGCTTTTCGTGGCTTCTGACAAGCGTTGAATGTGGAATGGTGTTTTCTTGACGGTTGCGGACTTCTTCGGCGCTAGCCATCTTCGGGCCGAAACTCATCATCAGACCTAAAACACGGCCTAGGGCGCTGGTGCTTGCGTTCATTTGTTCCGAGTCCCTAGTGAAACTGGTTTTACCTGGGAACGGTTCAAAGCATGTTGCCTGTGCCGGTATCGGGTCGTCAGGTGTGCGCCACGCTTGCATGGTGACCGATATGAAAACCTTGTCGCCGATAGTGATGATTTCGGGGCGGTTCTCCATAATGCGTAGTTCGGGCCAGCGTTCAAGTGCAGCTGCAAACCGTGTTGGTACGTCGACATAGTTGGTCAAGTCCATTAGTTGCCCCTGTTTCTGTCGTAGGCGATTCGTTCGGCGCTGGTCATGTTTGCCCAGGCGTGCAGTTCCGCACAGCGTCGGGATTCTTCAGGGGTCATGTGTAGCCAGTCGCCAGCCTTGCCACAGTTCAAGCAAATACCTTGCAGTAGGTCTTGCATGCGCTTATCAAACACGGTCAGTTCGGCTTTGCATAGTTCACAGATCATTGTTCGTTCTCCCAGGCGGCGTCATGCAATTTGTGCAATGGGTTTTGGCAATTTTCCAAATATGTGGCAGATAATTTGGCGCAATCTTCACAAATGTAATGAGCATCAAACACTTCCAAAAGCACATAAAACCGTTCAATTTCGGTAGCGGCTTCAGTCAAAAGTTTATTTAATGCATCAGTTCCATCGTCAAGACTAAACGTACATAATCGGGTTACAAGGTCCATTTTTTTCATTTGAAACCACCCAGGCGCATAGCCACAATGGCGTCTTGTGTCTGCTTAGTCAGATTCGATAAATAGATACCGTTCTCTTCGGCAACATAAGCCAACTCAAACAATGCTTTTCTAAGCATTGCGATATCTTCGGTTTGCTTTTCTAACTGCCAGGCGGCGGCCTTCATAGCAATTTCTGCTTTGGCTATCGCCGCAGTCATTTCGGCTAACTGTTCTGTCATGTCGGGCCTTTCATTTGTCGGGTTTAATTCTACGATAACCAATAGGTGTTGCAGAATAGCGCATGCGGCGCCTGTCGCCTTCGGAAGTGTTCGCCCA